GAGTTCAGGGATGTGGACGTACCGGGCGGTGCTATACGCGACTCAATTACATTTATTCCTTACAAAGAACCTTCAGGCGTACTCTACTCTTTACTTGGAAACATTGTCGAAGAAGGGCGAAGGATCGGTTCTGTAGCCGATATACAAGTTGGCGATATGAATGCTCAAGCTCCAGTGGGTACAACTCTCGCTTTACTTGAGCGGTCTATGAAGGTGATGTCTGGTGTACAGGCTCGCCTTCATGCCGCGATGAAGAAGGAGTTAAGACTGCTTGCAAAGATAGTTCGTGACTATATGCCAGCAGAATATGCTTACGAGATGGATGGAGACTTCAACAGAACAGAAGACTTTGACAAACGAGTGGACGTTATACCTGTATCTGATCCAAATGCTGCTACTATGTCTCAACGTATCATGCAGTATCAGGCTGCTTTACAGCTTTCTCAACAGGCTCCACAGCTATACGACATGGGTAAATTGCACCGTCAGATGTTAGAAGTTCTTGGAATCCAAGATGCATCAGATATCATCAAGCTAGAAGATGACATTAAGCCGTCTGATCCTGTTACAGAAAACATGATGATGCTGAAACAAGAGCCGACAAAGGCATTCAAGTATCAAGATCACGAAGCTCATATCGGCGTACACATGGCAGCAATACAAGACCCGAAGCTCAGAGAACTTGTGGGTCAATCCCCCTTTGCTCAAGCCATTGGTCAGGCTATGGCAGCGCATGTTACAGAGCATGTAGCATTCCAGTATCGCAGAGAGATAGAAAAAACTCTTGGGGTAGAGCTACCAAACGAAGATCAGCCGTTGCCAGAAGATGTGGAGATAGAGATATCGCGCATGGCAAAGGACGCAGCGGAAAAGCTGCTTCAGCAAGGTCAGGCAGAACAGCAACAGCAACAGATACAGCAGCAACAGCAAGANCCTGTTGTACAGATGCAACAAATGGAGCTTCAAATGAAGCANCAAGAGTTGCAGCATAAGATTCAAATGGACACGGCTAAACTTCAGATTGATGCTGAACGCATATCTGCTGAGAACCAGAGAGAGGGAGCAAGACTTGGGGTCAAGCTTGCTACTGATCTTGATAAGTCTCAGAGATCAGATCAAAAAGAAGGTGCTAAACTAGGGATAGAGATAGCAAAGGAGCTTACAAACAGGGATGGATAATGGGGTAATTGAGCTAATTAAGAAAAAAATTTCTGACTACAAGGAAGAGTTAAAAGATCATCTGGCTGGGGGTGGGGTTTCAGATCACTCAGCATATATGAGACTTGTAGGAAGACACGAAGCTCTGAATTTGCTTGAAGCAGATTTAGATGAGATGGAAAAAAGATTTATTGAAGAATAAAATTTTTTATTCTATCTATCAATAGGGAGCAATCGCGGATAGGCCGCGCAAGGTTACTGTGAGCCTTAATCACTGCAAGGTAGGTAAATGTATACAGGCAAGAAAACGACTGAAGAAAAGGTAGCAACACAGCTACCAGAGCCAAAGGGCTATAAAATCCTCATAGGAATACCAGAAGTAAGCGAGACCACAGAAGGTGGCGTTATTCGTCCTGACAGTATTAAGACTGTAGAGGAGACAGCATCCATAATAGGCTTCGTCATAAAGAAGGGGCCAGATGCTTATTCAGATAAGGACAGGTTTCCAAATGGTTCCTATTGCGAAGAGGGGGAGTTCGTTATCTTCCGTTCGTATTCTGGAACAAGATTCAAGATTCACGGTAAAGAGTTTCGTTTAGTCAATGATGATACGATAGAAGCTGTAGTCGATGATCCAAGAGGGTATTCAAGAGTATGAATAATTTAGCTGAGAACCAAGAACTGCAAAATGAAGTAGTTCAAGAAGATAATAACGATGGATTTGAAGTCGAAATAGTAGACGATGTAGCTCCTGAAGACAAGCCAAGGAGACCTGATAATCCTGATCTGGAGCTTCCTGAAGAGGATGAAGTCTCTCAGTACAGTGAGGGCGTTCAGAAAAGATTTAACAAGCTAACCTTTGAGGCGAAAGAACAAAAGCGTCAAAGGGAAGAGGCTCTTCGGGTGCAGGAAGAAGCGATTCGATACGCTGAAACCATGAGGGCTGAGAATGAACGCCTAAAGAAGGACTTGGATACAGGGGAAGTAACCCTGATTGATCAGGCAAAGGCAAGAAATCTTTCTCAGCTTGAAAAAGCTGAAGCGGAAATGAAGTCTGCACATGAGATTGGTGATAGTGATGCGCTTATTGCCGCGCAGAAGAAGCTAAACTCTATTCAGATTGAGCAAGAAAAGATTAACTCTTACAGGCCACAGAAGCGTGTGCAAGAAAAAGTTGCGCCACAGCCTCAGTATACGCAACAAACTGCAACCCCACAAAAACCAGACGAGCGTGGCCTTAAATGGGCTGAGAATAACACTTGGTTTGGGGAGCATAGCCCTGATTATGATTCTGAAATGACAGGGTATGCATATGGCCTTCATGAAAGACTTGTTAAATCTGGTGTTGATCCAAGAAGCAAAGCGTACTATGAAGAGATAGATACTAACGTAAGGCGAGTATTTCCTGATAAATTTGACGATGGTCATATTGAGGTTACGCCTACCAGACAAAGCGGCTCCGTGGTTGCTGCCCCGTCTAGAACTACAAAAAAGCCACGCACTGTAAAACTATCTCCATCTCAAGCCTCTCTCGCCAAGCGACTTGGACTAACAAATGAGCAATATGCGGCGCAAGTAATGAAGGATATGTCTAAATGACGAATAGAACCTCACGCAACACAGAGACTCGCGATGCGAGTAAACGTAAAGTGTCATGGACTAGACCGTCGATGTTACCCGTACCCGAACCGCGAGATGGAGTTGAGTTTCGCTATGTTCGCACATCAACACTTGGTAATTTGGATAACACGAATGTCTCTTCCAAATTTCGTGAAGGTTGGACACCTGTTCGTAAGGAGGATCATGAAGACCTTCACGTTGTGTCTGATATCGACTCTCGATTTCAAGACAATATTGAGATCGGTGGATTGCTGCTTTGTCAGAACTCTACCGAAAATGTGGAAGCTAGAAGTGAAGCACAACTACGTCAGGCGGCAAGCCAGATGGAAGCGGTGGATAACAGCTACTTACGCAACTCAGATCCACGTATGCCTGTTCTGAATCCAGAGCGGTCTACAAAAACTTCGTTTGGTAAGTAACCCTGACAGGGGGAGCTTGCTGATACTTTAAACTTAAAGGAGTATGAGAGATGGCTTTAACGGCTGCTCCCTATGGCTTACGGCCCATTCGCAGAATGGACGGAATGCCGTATGCTGGTTCAACAAACCAGTATCTCATCGATCCTGCTGGTGAGGCAACTAACCTATTTTATGGGCAAGTTGTTATCATTGGGGCCGATGGGTACATTGCCCTGTCTACAGCGACAGGCGCAGACATAACTACAAACAACCTTGGTGGTAATGGCGTTGGTGCTATTGGCGTTTTTGTTGGATGTGAGTATGTTAATTCTTCTGGACAACTTGTTCAGGATCAATTCTACCCGACAGGAACATCTAACGGCGATGCTATAAAAGCATATGTCATTGATGATCCAAACGTCTTGTTCCAAGCTCAGTTAGATGGTGCTGGAGCGCAGACAATCATTGGCGCGAATACTTTCTTCGCAGCGGTACAGTCTACAGCCACTGGTTCTACAACCACTGGTAATTCTACCTCTGCTTTGGATGCGACAGTTAAAGCTGCCGCCGCCGCATTTCGCGTTGTTTCTCACGTTTCACCTGCTAGTGACGCTTTCCCAGATGTATTGGTTAAATTCAATCCATCAGCGCACAGCTTGATGAACAATGTTGGCTTATAAGGAGGTTGACGAATGGCTATTTCACGCGCCCAGCTTCTTAAAGAGCTATTACCGGGTCTGAACGCACTGTTTGGCTTGGAGTACGGCAAGTATGAAAACGAACACGCAGACATCTATGAGACTGAAACCTCAGAAAGAAGTTTTGAGGAAGAAGTAAAACTATCTGGTTTTGGAGCAGCACCCGTGAAAGCGGAAGGTGCTTCTATCTCATACGACAATGCACAAGAGTCGTTTACTGCTCGCTACAATCACGAAACTGTCGCTATGGGTTTCTCTATCACTGAAGAAGCGATGGAAGATAATCTATATGACTCTTTGTCTGCACGTTATACTAAGGCTCTTGCCCGTGGTATGGCTTATACAAAGCAAGTCAAGGCTGCTTCATTGTTGAACACGGGTTTCACCACCTTTAACTCAGGTGATGGTGCTACGTTGTTCTCTTTAACTCACGGCACTGTAGCTGGTGGTAACAATGCAAACAGGCTGGCAACTAATGCTGACTTGAACGAAACCTCGCTTGAGCAAGCGGTTATTGATATTGCTGCGTTCACTGATGAACGTGACTTGTTAATTGCTGCACGTCCACGCAAGCTGATCGTTCCACCTGCATTGATGTTCGTAGCAACTCGCTTGCTTCAGACTGATCTGCGCGTAGGCACAGCAGATAATGATATCAACGCACTTAACACCAATGGTTCTATACCAGAAGGTTATGTCGTTAATCACTATCTCACAGATGCAGACGCATTCTTCCTAACCACAGATGTACCAAATGGCATGAAGCACTTTGTGCGTACTGCTATGCAGACAGGTATGGACGGTGACTTCGATACAGGTAACGTGCGCTACAAAGCGCGTGAGCGTTATTCATTCGGCGTATCCGATCCATTAGGAATGTACGGGTCTCCCGGCGTATAAAGTTCAATTGAACTTTTTAGAGGGGGCTGCTTCGGTAGCCCCTTTCTTTTTTGTAAAACATGTGTATAGTTTTCGCATCCCTGACAGTTACATAGTGTAACTGACTAACCCAGACAGGAGAAAATCATGGGTACTACAACTTTTTCAGGCCCAGTTCGCGTAGGACAGGCTCAAAAAACAACTAATCCACAAGTCGCTGGCGCGGTTAGGCTTGTTGCTCAAGGGTATATTTCAGACCCTACTGTGGCAACTACAACAAATATTCGGCG